ACTGTTGGGCTAACAACGACCCAGTTACCTGCGCCACGGCGTGTTCTTGCCGCAATGTCGTTTGCCGCTTTGTTGATTAGAACTGCAAGAGCTGCATGCTCGTCACCAACAAAAGTAGCTGTACCAGAAACTGCGTTTTGTGCATATGTTGCACTTGCAGTACCTGCTAGGCTGCTTAGGCTACCGATGATCTCTTGATCGATTTCAGCAGTAATCTCTTGAGCTAGTGCTGCCATGATTTCTGCTTCAACGTCTAAGCCATGCATTGCTTGAGCATCTTGAGCCGCTTCAAAAGTCCAGCGAGCTGATAGCTTGCGTGATTTTGCTTCGACTGTTTGCTTCAAGATTTGAATGCTTAGTTTACGTCCAGCTGTACCTTCTAGGGTAGCTGTCGCATCTGCTTTACCTGTACCTGCATTACCTGCGTAACCTGTTGCAATTGCGAATGGGCTTAGAGCTTCATCGCCAGCTGTAGCTGTTGCAGCAGTTTCTGCGTAACGTACACGTAGTGTGTGGATTTGTCCTACAGGACCAGTCATTGGCTGAACGCCAACAAGCTCGTTTGCGATGACTGTTGGCATCACACGGCGGATAACTGGTAGGATAACTTTATTAAGCGTTGCAACATTGCCAGCCATAGTAGCACCTGCGCTTGCACTTTCAGTAAGTGCTCGCTTAGTGTTTTCCATGACAGTTTCCATTACTGCCTTCTTGTTACCTGCCAAACCGTCAGTTAGAGCTTCTTTGGTTGCGTCCCAATTTTCAAATAGGTTTGCCATTATAAGTCTCCTTAATTAATTCCGGCTAATTTTTTCAAATTAATGATTTCGGCAGATCCAGTCTCTGACTGGCTTGTAGCTTTATTACCTGTAACAACTTTCGTAGTTTCGGTGAGCTTTGCCTTTTCTTTTTGTGAAACCTGTGCATCTTCCTTTAATACATTTGGAAGATACTTGTTGAATGCATCACGTAGTTTTTCTGTTTTTACACTTTCTAGTAATGCGCCCATGATTTCCTTTTGGTCTTTACCTAGAGGCGCCATCATTTCACTTAATGCAGCTTTGCGATCTGTCATGTCTTTTGCAATCTTTGCTTCACGCTTGGCTTCCATAATAGCGACTTCTTTATTAGTAATGACCTCTTTAGCTTCGTCTAATTGAGCTTTAACTTCCTCAATTTGACGTGAGAGTTTAGCAACTTGTGTGCCTTCGGCTAGTGTGCTTGTCATAAACTCTGCACTAAATGTTTCAAAAATCTTACGGCCAAATTCATTTTCTTTGGCTTTCTGAATATCCTCTTTAAGTGTTGTTAATTCACCTGTTAGAGCATTTTCAATAATCTTTTCAACTTTAGCAGCAGCATTTTTAACAAAATTTTCACGAGCTTCAGCAATTACTTTCTTGCCTTCGGTTACCATTTTGACTTTTTGTTCAACTAGTGAACGCTTGTCTTCATGGAATTCGTTTAGCTCTTTGGTTAACTGTTCTAGAACAAAGTTCTCTAGTTTTCCAAAGTTTGCCTTCTGTGCTTCACGATCCTCTCTGAGTTCTGTGATTTCTGTTTTTAGAACAGACATAATAAATTTGTCCAGCAACTTAGCATGTTCCTTGACTGCTTTTTTATAAGCAACACGGTCTTCTGCTAGTTTAGCTTTGTCTTGTGCAAATTCATCTAATTCTGTTTTAATAGTGTCGTTTAGCATTGCATCCATTGCTTCTACGATTTGCGCTTTGTCATTTTCATAACGGCCAGCAAATTCTTCACGTAGTTCAGCAGTGATTTCTTCACGTGCTTCTGCTAATCTAGCATTCCACGCTTCAGTAACACTTTGTTTCACTTCTTCAGACAGTACCTCAGAGCCGAGAATTTTTTCAATATCCATTTAATCTCTCCCTAGGTCTTTAATGAAGTTGAGCACCTCATTTTGGAGGTGTTTCTGCGCTTTGGTGTCATATCTTACTGCATTAGCAACATCCCAAATTTTACTTCCACGTCTGTGGTTCATAATTTGTTCATAAATTGGATCTGGATATGCTTCGGGTGCGCTTGGATTTGCTACAATATCTACTGTAATGATCTCAAAATCCGACACGTTTCCATTTCCGTCGACGTTTCCGCTGCCTCTTGAACTAACACCTAGTCTTACGCCACTTTCTAGTAACGTTTTACAAATATTACCCATTGGGGTGGGTAGCATTTTTAGTTTTCCGATTCCGTCATTTCCTTTCATACTCATGTTAGTAATCATATGACTAACACGATCCAGGTTAATGTTTAAATCGTCGGGGTGATCTGCTTCACCTAATACTGTGAATCCATTTTTAATTTTTTCTTGCAATGTTTGTACTGCATTGGAAATTTCACTTACTGGATACACACGTTGATTTTGGTTTTTCACACCACCCTGAATAAAAATTCCTTCCATGTA